CACGAAACACGTTAATATCCAGTCGGTTATCAAAGAAAAATCGATTTAATACGAGGTTTTTTCAATATTTCTCGGCTTTCGAAAAATCAAGTCGGTTTGAACAGAAATATCGAAAAAAGAATCACGAAGCCTGCGGCGGGAAAAAGGCGGGAAAAATTGAAAAAACGGAGAAAAAAAGAGGCCGCAGAAACTTCGTAAAGTTCTGCGGCTTCGCGGTTTTCAAATGGTCGGGATGATGAGAGTTGAACTCACGACCTTTTGACCCCCAGGAATTCGCGCTTGGTCGTAAATTCCTGATTTTTCGTGGAAATATCAAGAAAATACAAGCCTAAAACTGGAAAAAACTGGAAAAACTTTACCCTCACTTGGAACTCGCCGGAAACAAAACAGCGGGAAAAAGGCGGGAAAGTTTTTTCTGTCATACGGTCCCGACCGATTGACAAACCGTCAAAAGGTCGAGGATAATATATCACGATTTCGAGAAAAAACAAGCGGGAAAGATTTTTTCCCGCTTGATTTCCCGCCGGACCGGTGGTAAAGTATAGTCGTGGAGAAAAGAAATGAAGCAGAAAATCACGCAGAAACTGTGTCGTGAACTCGTGGCCGCAGGTCAGCCGTGCGAGGTCGCCGATACTGATATCCGGGGCTTCACGATCCGTATCGGAAAGCGGTCGGCGACTTTTTATCTTCGCCGGAAGGTCCAGGGGCGCGACCGCGAAATCAAGATCGGGGCGTTCCCGGACATGCAGCCGGATGAGGCCAGGCGCGCCGTGGCGGATAAACTCGCCGGCTTCCTGAATGGCGATCCCAACCTTGGAGAACGCCCGTATGCCGTCCCGACCGTCGAGAACGCTTTTACCGATTATATTAACAGCCACAAAAACCGCAGTCATCTGATCAGCATTTCCAAGCATCTCCGGCCGATGTATTCAATCCGGCTGACGAAGCTGACGCAGGAAGACGTGCTGGGCGTGTTCAATGCTCTATCCGACCATCCGGCGACGGCGAATCTTTGTGTCAAATATCTCTCCGCGGCGATCACGGCGGCCTCGAAGAAGATGCGGACTCCGGTCGCGAATCCGTGCGCCGGAATCAAGCTGCACCGTCTGGCTCCCCGGAAAAGATTTCTCGCGACGAACGAAGCGCCGCGGCTGATCGATGCTCTGTGGTCGCTTTCCGGCACGACGATCTACGGCGCGCAGGCGGACGCGATTCTGATGATGCTTTATACCGGTCAGCGGAAGATGAACGTGCTGACCATGAGGACGGACGAGATCGACGGCGACGTGTGGACGATCCCGGAGGAGAAGTTCAAGACGGACAAGGAAATCACGGTCAAACTCAATTCGTTCGCCTTGAAGATCATCGCCCGGAGGATGAAGGACTGCACCGACGGGTATCTCTTCACCTGGCGCGGTCAGCACATGTCGGATGTCCGCAAGACGTTCCGCCGGGCCTGCGAGATCGCCGGCGTGACGAGTTTCCGCATCCATGATCTCCGCAGGTCGCTTGGGACCTGGATGCTCTCGTCCGGGGCGTCGATCGAAACGGTCAGCAAGACCTTGGGGCATTCGAGCATCCGGGTGACGGAGCAGGTCTACGCGCACATGCTGCCGGACCGGATTTCGGCGGCGACGGACGAAGCCGTCCGGCTCATGATGACGGGCGGAAAATCCGCTGACAAAAGTGCTGACAAGACCGCTGAATAATTCTCGCGCAGGAAATAATTCACATTGTGAATTTTCCCAAAAATGCCATTTGTAAGTCAGCAGAAAATTTGCATTAGAAAAACGAAATCGAACTATTTTTTCTGCTGACAGTCAGCGTCAGCGTGTAAGTGCCTGATTACCATGCTGAATCGAGCCATTATATATAATTATAAAAAAAATTCTCTTTTTATTTTTCTATATATTCATTTAAAAAATAGCGCGCCGGCGCGTGTGTGTTTAAAAGGGGTTGGCGAAGTGGCGAATTTTTCTTGTCAGCGTGTCAGCAGACTATTTTTTCGCGGTGATCCGGCGGATGAAGGCATCCAGCGGAACGATGCATATCTTCCGGTCGATCGCCCGGTCGATTTTCGCGGGTCCCGGCTTCGCTCCGCAGACGAGGTAGTCCAGGTCGGCCGTCACGTCGGATTTCGTTTCGCAGCCCAGCCGCGCGGCAATCCCGCGGACGGTTTCTTTCTCCTCCGACGAGAAGCCGGTGAAGCAGATTTTCTTTCCGGCGAAGACGCAGTCGGCAGCAGTCACCGCATCCGGCAGCCGCGGGGCGTTCTTTTCTTTCTTGGCGTCGATGCGGTCCAGGAGGGACGGCCAGTAGTCTGTCTGCAGCCAGGCAAGGAACGCGTCTTTCGTTTCGGGCGGATAGGAATATCCCCAAGTGCCGTTGATGCCCTTGACCGGCTCCGGCGACATCGGAAACGCCGCCGCGTATCTGGCTCTCCAATCCTTGCCCATCTGCGACAGATTGAAATCCATCCCGGCAAGGCTTGCGGGAGCCGCGTTTTCGATTTCTCTGTAGATTCCGTCGATATTCCACCAGGACGAGGTGTCCCGCGGATCCGCTGCGAACAGGTCCGGCTCGCTCATTTTTTCTCTCCACGAAATTGAGGTTTTTTGTCTTGGGTCTTCCATAATATAGGCGTTATTCGCTGAAAATCAAGTTTTTTCGAAGAAAATCGCTTTTTTCTCCGAAAAGGACTTGCTTAATTCGCAATGATGCGCTTAAATATATGGCGAGCGCGGCGCACGAGGCCGCGAGCTGATTACCACACGGATGAGGGCGCGAAACCTCCGAGCCTGGTCGCACCGGTCACCAGCCGGCATGCTCGACAAGAAGCGACCGCGTGACCTGCGGATCATATCCGAGGTCACTCCCTGTATCTGCGGACTGAAAATTCCCTCGGTCCGGCAGGAACCGCACGGGTGGTGCCGACGGTTCCGGCGTTCGCGCGCCAGCCGGATTCGAGGGCCTTCTTGTAAGGAAGCGAAGATGCTGGCGCGAAACAGCAGATTCGAATGCCGGGGCGGCCACCAACCGCGAAGGCAGACAGACAGACGATTCGGAGCATCAAGGGCTCCTCCCAATAAGCCGGGTTTCTCTCACGAGGAATCCGGCTTTCTTATTATCGCTCAAAAATCATACATCCGAAAAAAGCGGAAACAAACGGAAAAACACCGACCGCAAACGGAAACCGGCACAAAGCCAACACGACAAACGGAGACCTTGAAAATGAAAAAAATGATCATCGACGATACCCGAAACGGACTTGACCCGCACGAAGACGAACTCGAATCCGAAGCGCCGACCACGCTCGAAATCATCCTCTCCTTCCTCATCGGAATCTTCGTCCGGTAAAACGGAGGACGGCGACCATGAAAAAATCTCGGCAAAAATACTACGTCTTCCTGCGGACCCGCGAGGGCAACCTCGAATCCGAATCCGTCCACGACACCTTCATTGGCACGACCTGGGCGGTCAGCGAGAAGCAGGCCGTCAACAATGTCCGGTTCTGCGAAGAGGGCCGGACATCGAACTCCGCCTGCGACCGCGAACTCGTCGGATATGATTCCTACCTCTACCGGCAGTACATCGCGGAACTCGCATGAGATACGGAAAAAACTGGAAAAAACTGGAAAAAGCGATGCCTAAACAGGAAAAAGGCATATAGTCGGGTGCAAAACCCACAATTCTGGAGAAAAAAAGACCATGCCGGACACAGAAAAATTCCCTCCCGACGTAAGCCCGCGGGACTTCTCGTCTTCGCCGGATGCATTCAGCCAGAAAGCAGTGCATGAATGGCTTGTCGCCCGAGGCGCGCAGGAGATCATCAACTCCGACGCTCTCGCGACCATCCTTGGCATCTCGGTCAAGACAATCAAAATCGCGGAAAAAAACAAAAAAATCAAGGCGATCGACCGGTCGACCTACATCCTGAAAGACTGCATTCCGTGGATCATGGAGCATCCGAAATACTTCTGCCAGCAGAAGCCGCATTGGGAGATCACGGACTCGACGGTCGAAACCATCAAGAAAATCATCCGAAACGACTGGCGGGCGCTCCTCCGCTATTGGGAATTCGATGACCTCTGCGCCGAGGTGCAGTATCGGATGATCACGCTTCCCAAGACGTCGGCATGCGCCGAGGGCATCGTCATCCGGCGCGTCCTGGCTAAAATCTGGCGAGACATGAAACGCAAAGGCCTGCCCAACATGGTCAGCCTCGATGCGATCAACGAAAAACATGAAAGGTTTTAAAACATGGGCATCCTGAACTGGATCACGCACGAACCGGCGGACGAATACCACGCCCGCAGCCGAAACGGAGAATTCATGTCAAGCCACCTGCTGGCGGACTTCCGGGAATCTCCGCTCCTCTACCGCAAGGAAACCACGGGGCAGATCGAAAAGAAAGACTCGCCCGCGTTCGCCATCGGACGGGCGACGCACAGCCTCATCCTGGAGGGCATCGATGCTTTCGAGCGAGATTTCCTCGTGGCCGACGGCCCGATCAACCCCAGGACCGGCGAGCCGTACGGCAAGACCACGAAATCCTACGCCGACTGGATGGCAGAGCAGGACCGCGAGATCGTTTCCTCCTCGGACTTCGAGCAGATGCAGAAATACTGCATGTCGGTCCGGTCGCACAAGGAGGCCGCCTGGCTTCTCTCCAAGGGCGAGGCGGAAGGTGTCGTCCGGGCAAGACTGCACGGCGTTCCCTGTCAGATCCGCATGGACTGGTTCAGTTCGGAATTCGGTCTGGTCGATCTCAAAACCGCGGCCGAACTGAAATACTTTGAATCCGACTGCAAACGGTACGGCTACCTCTACCAGCTTGGATTCTACCGGGCTGTCATCCGCGAAGTCATTGGCGAGAACGTCCCGGTCCACATCATCGCAGTCGAAAAATGCGAGCCGTTCGCGACCGGCGTCTGGGAACTCGCGGACGAGGCGCTCACCGTGGCGGAGAACAGCAACAAGTTCGCGCTGAACCGCTACCTCGAATGCCTCGAAACGGGTGTCTGGCCGACCGGATACGAAGAAATGAGGTTTATCAATGAATTCTAATCGGTTCTGTCGCACCTGCAAATACTTTGTCCGGCTCTCCAATACGACCGGCGCATGTCATCGAAAACCGCCGTTCGCCTCGCAGTACGGACTTGCCAACTACCCGCTCGTCTCGGATTCCGGGATCGCCTGCGGTGAATTCGACGAAGATACTCCCATCCCTAACCCCAAACCCATAAAAAACAAGAAGAAAGGAACTCAAAATGAGCTTTCTTGACAAAGTCCAGCACGGAAAGTCGTTCACGCCGCCGCGGATCCTCGTCTACGGATACGAGGGCTGCGGAAAGTCGACGTTCGCGGCCGGTGCGCCGAAAGCGATCTTCATCCCGACCGAAGACGGCATCGGGCAGATCGACTGCTACCACTTCCCGCTGGCAAAATCGTTCGCCGACGTCATGTCGGACATCAACGACCTGGTGACGGAAAATCACGATTTCCAGACCGTCGTAATTGATTCGCTCTCCGCCTTGGAGCGCATCATCCACACCGAGGTCTGCAAGAAGTTCTCGGTCCGGTCGATCGAGCAGGCAGACGGCGGATACGGCAAGGGCTACAAGTTCGCCATCGAAAACTTCTGGCTTCCGTTCATCCACGCCCTGGATGCCTGTCATGACAAGGGCATGATGATCATTCTCACGGCGCACGTCGGAACGTTCACGGTCCAGAATCCCGAGGGCAGTTACGACCGCACCGGCCCGCTGCTCCACAAGACCGCCCGCGACCTCCTTCATCAGTGGACCGACTGCACCTTGCTCGCCGAGCAGAAAGGCCGCATCACGGAAAAGAACGGCCAGACCGTTGTGTCCGCGCTCGGCAAGGACGGCGGCGACCGCGTCATCCGCTGCATCGGATCGATCGGGACGATCGCCAAGAACAGATACAAACTGCCGATGGAAATGCCGCTCGACTTTCAGGCATTCCTCAATGCGATCTCCGGAGCGATGACCGACACCACGCCCGAGCCGGAAAAGGAGGCCTCCAATGGCTGACGGAAACGAAATCCTGAAGGTGATCGACGATTACGATGTCGAGTGGCTGAAATCGCAAAAGTCCTTCGCGGAAATCATGCAGCGCCTCCTGAAAGCGATCCAGGATCACACCTGCTTCATGTCGATCGCGAACGGCGCGAAAAACGACGACCTCTGCAAGGCGGAATACCGCACGGTCCTCGAACTCATCGAAATCACGCAACTCATCATCACCGAAAAAATCAACTCCTGCAACGAACAACTCAAAAACTGAAAGGACTTCACCATGTCTCTCATTTCCGGCTTCAATGCGGAAAACGTCGAGCCGCAGGGCTCGTTCGAACCGCTCCCCGCGGGCCAGTACGCCGCCGTCATCACGAACGGCGAGGAAAAGTCGACGCGTAACGGCAACGGCCAGTACCTCCAACTCGAATTCGAGATCATCGACGGCGACTTCAAGGGCCGCAAACTCTGGACCCGGCTCAACCTCATCAATCCGTCCGACAAGGCCGTCGCCATGGCACGCGCCGAACTCTCCAGCATCTGCCGCGCGGTCGGCGTGATGTGTCCCCAGGACACGCCCGAACTCTTCAACATCCCGCTGACGCTCTCGGTGATCGCCAAGAAAGACGATGATGGCGAGATTCGCAACTACATCAGAGGTTACGACGTCGCCGGTGGCGCGAAGAGCAAGCCCGCCGCCGCGCCTGCGGCACCGCAGACTCCGCAGAAGGCTCCGTGGGCGCGATGAGCGAAGATGGCGTGACATTGGAACTTCCGTGGCCACCGTCGGTAAATCATTATTACCGGCACGTCGGTCCGCGCGTCCTCATCAGCCGCGAAGGTCACGCCTATCGGGAAATCGTTCTCTCCATTGTGCATGGCTTCGGCATCAAAACGATGCCGGGGCCGATTGCTCTTCATGGAGTGTTCTATCCTCCCGACCGGCGCAGACGCGACCTGGACAATGTGGGCGGGAAAGTCCTCATCGACGCTCTGCAGAACGCGGGGCTGTTCTATGATGACTGCCAGATAAAAAGAATCTGCCTCGAAATGCGCGAGCCGATGGAAAACGGATGGTGCGTGGTCAATGTCCGCCAGATGAAAGGAGTGTCCGACGATGCCAAATAGACGCCTTCGACTCGCCATTGTCAGAATGACCGTCCTCGCCATGCCGGAAGATTCCATTCTGCGGAAAATCGCGATCCTCTACATGCGAGGCTACGCTGACTGGGAAATCCGGGACGAACTCAATCTGACGAAAAAAGTGCTAAGTGAAGCCCGCGGTCAGATCCGGCAGACGCTGATCGACGCCGGGCTCCTTGGCGGAGATTCCCCCAAACAATGAACCGCCGAAAGAAAATTGCGGACGAGCAACCGCCCGAGGAAGTCTTCGCGCCGAAAGATTTTATCGAGAATATCCCGGATGAGCATACTCCGTTCGACGACCTCGCCGAACAGGAAGACTGGTCGATCGACGAGATTCTCGAACGTCTGTCGCCGATGGAGGAATATGTCCTGCGCCGCCGATTCGGCCTCCCGGTCGGCCGCGGGACAAAGCCTCCCGCGACATTTACCGAAATCGCGAAAGAAATTCATCGGACATGCGAGCGGGTCCGGCAGATCACGGAATCCGCCTACCGCCACGCCCGCGAGATTCTGAAAGCCAACAACATGAAAGTCAATCCCGAAAAATGATCAGAAAATTCAAGTTCCTGCCCGGGACGCTCGACAATGAACTCGCGACCGGGAAATACCGCAGCGTGATGTTCAATTTCACGCACGGCCTCGGCGACGCCATCGACTTCTACTGCAACGTCCTCCCCGTCCTCGAAGCGAGGTATCCCGACATTAAGTTCGGATTCTCGACGCACAAAGGCCAGGAGTGGCTTTTCGGCAATGTGTCATCCTTTGAATACGACCTCGCCGTGCATATCGGTTTCGAATGCACCGAGTGGGATCCGTCGACCGAGGAAACGAAAGCCGAACGATGCCTGCGCTGCGAAATCGGAATTCCGCTGAAACAGCGCGACAAGTATTCTCTCCCCATCCGATTCGGCTCGCCGCTGGTCGGCACACACTTCTTCTCCACTTCCTCGGAATCGCTCTCATGCGAAGAAGACGTGGCCCGGAAGATCTGGAATCGCATCGAAGAACGCAAGCTGATTCCGATCGACACGCATTTCGACCGCGAGGACGCGAAGATCCGAAACCGTCCGTATCCTTGGGAACATCGGAATGTTGTGGACGCCCACGCGTCGATCTTCAACCTGGTCGGACTGATGGGCGCGCTCGGCGGATTCGCCGGCGTGGCAAGCGGAAACATCTGGACCGCGTTCTGCTGCCTGCCGCCGGAATGCATCCTCTACATCGAAACCGACTTCCCGGCCTCCAAGCTGACCCGGATGCCTATCTGGTCCATCAAGGAATACGACGAGGAAACGGTCGACAACTGGATTTCCGCAATCAAACGGCATGCCGGACTCACCGTCGCGGATGAGGAGGCATGACGATGGATTCCGACAAGGAAGTCTGTATCGGATGCAACGGCAAGTATCATTCCGATTCCATGACCGACGTGAATACCGACGGCGAGGAACTGGTCCGGCTCTGCCCGCGATGCGTGTTCATCGTGGCTCTCTACATCGAGAACGGCATCGAGCATCGGTTCACCGCCGGGTCCCTGCATCCGTCCATGATCTGTTCCAGGTACCGCAAAATCGTGGAGCAGGAATTCTACAAAGACCCGCATGCGACCTATCTGAAATACCTCGGAAACATGATCCGCCGGCAGGAGGCGAAACGGCGCATCCTGCACGTGGACGAGAGCGTCATCAAACGCATCGACGAGTTTCCGTTCGTGTTCCTGCCGCCCGAGGATGCCGAAAAGTTCGATCTCAAATCCGGCGTGGATATCACGCTGGTCGCGGACGATCTCCGGCTGACCCGAAAACTCTACGGATACACGAAAATCGAAGCGAAATACCTGAAAAAATACGGGCAGAAGAAAACCAGCGTGGTGCTGTTCCTGCCGGAGGTCTACGATGTCGAAGCTGTGGCATAACACGTCAGAACGGCCCGCATACAATCGCGCAGACTGCATACACGGCTGCCACGGAATCCGTCTTGTCTGCCTGGTCAAGACAGAACCCAAGATCAGCGGCGAGTATGCAACGACCGTCGTCACGCTGTATTTCCGCATCAATGGGATGTTCTGTGAATCCTGGCACGACACCGTCAAATCGAACCGCATCATCATGTGGTGCTATTTCGATGAAGTCACACAACAAATTTACCTTGATTGAGGTCTGAAAATGAAAGTCACGAATGTCCGGGTCTACGACCTGGAAGAATCGATGGTCGCGTCCGGTTTCCCCATGCTGCCGTATGTCGACGAAAACAAGTTTGAAGACGAGGTCAAAAAACTCCGCAGCTGGTCTGTCGACGGAACAAATCCGCATTATCAGAGAATTCTTCGCCTTGCCTCCGCGCCGGACGGGTCGGGGCATCGGAATGCATTGTCCGGTGTACTGGTTTCGTTCAACGTCACCGGCACGAATGCCTGGTGGATGCAGTTCGAGAGATATCACTTCATCCAGATCGTATCTTCCATGAGCAAGATGCACCGGCTGAAAAAGATGATCGAAACCGACGATTTCGAATTCCACGACAAGGTGTTTGAAAACGGGATCGAATTGCTGAAAAGCCTTGCGCTCTATGTTGAGAAACCGGATCAGGTGGACGAAGAAGAACTCGTCTACAACTGCCCGATGGGGCTCGAATTGACGGCCCGCGTCACGACCAACTATCTGCAGTTGCGGACGATCTACGTTCAGCGCCGGAATCACAAACTCAAAGAATGGCGCGACTTCTGCGCCTGGATCAAGACTCTGCCGTATGCCCGCGAACTCATAACCTTGGAGGAAGAGAAAAATGTCTGATTCCGTCAATCATCCCGCACACTATCAGCCGATATTTCAGTTGAAACCGCTTGAATGCAACGACATCAAAAAGTTCCTGCCGGCTTCGTGGTCCGACGCGTTCAAATACGTTTGGCGCGCCGGGAAGAAGGGCGGCAAGGACAAGATGATCGAAGACCTCCGCAAGGCGCGGTGGTACATCCGGCATGCCTATGTCAAGGCGGAAGTCTCCGAGATCGCTGTCGTGCTGTTCTACATGATCGTCCCGCCGATTCCGCACGAGCATTATCGGCTCTGGACGCGATACAGTATCCTCGGACGGATCGTCGCGCTGGATGTTTCTGCCGCGGCAATGATCACGGAGTGGCTGAAAGAACTCGGCGACACTTCCGACGACCAGCTTGACAACTTGCTCTTCTTCGATGGCGAGGACGAGCCGGAATGGGGATCCGAGGAATGAAAAACGCGCTTACCGAACGGCTCTCGATGTCGCTTCTGAAAAAGCTTGACAAACTCGTCGTGAATCGGCGCGGGAAGCAGGACAAGGAAATGCGGCGTCTGTTGAAAAAGAATGCCGCAAACCTCGGAACGCTGCTTGCGTATGCCTTGGAGCATGGCGTCTATCTCGTCATGAAGCCGCCGCACCAGAATGACTGGTTCCGGTTCACGCGATGGCAGGACTGCGCGAAGCAGCTGGTGTTCCACTTCTACCGCATCGCCGATGCCGACAACGAAAAAAGCGAATACAAGGGGCTGTTCTACCTCTGCCCGGAAGCGCTGAAACTGAAACGCAAGTCCGGCGTCAGCGTTCGAACGTTCGCGAACTGGCTCGTCAAGCAGAATGCTCCGCAACTCTGGGGCTTCTGCGCGCTCGCCTACTACCTGGGCTGGAAACTCGAATGGAGAAAAATCAATGAATAAAAAACTGGAAAAGAAGATCCTCGACCGCGAAATGACCTGCTCTGCAGACCCGAATCCGCAGGTGGTCGGCTTCGTGGAGGAAATCCTAAAGGAGATGCACCGAGCCGAGGTTCTGCATCCCAACTGGCCGACCGATCCGGTTCACGCCGCCGCAATCCTCTCCGAAGAAGCGGGCGAAGTGGTCAAGGCCGTCAACAACATCGTGGAAAAGCATCTCGACGACAGCGATTACCGGACCGAGGCGATCCAGTGCGGCGCGATGTGCCTCCGATTCCTGAAGAACCTCGAAAAATTCGACTGGAATATCAAACTCTGATGCTGACCTTGCGACCATATCAGGCGGAAGCCGTGCAGGCCGTCTACAAGCACCTCGCGGAAAAGGACAACAATCCCTGCGTGGTGACTCCGACGGCATCCGGCAAATCCATCATGATCGCCCAGATCGCGACCGATGCGGTGACCCGGTGGAACGGGCGCGTCCTCGTCCTGGCCCACGTCAAGGAACTCCTGGAACAGAATGCCGACAAGGTCCGCCGCCTCTGCGACGGCATCCCGGTCGGTATCTATTCCGCAGGGCTGAAATCCAGGGACACGGATACTCCCGTTCTGGTGGCCGGAATCCAGAGCGTCTACAACAAGGCCGACCAGCTGGGCAAGTTCGATCTCTGCATCATCGATGAAGCGCACCTCATTGCGCCGGACGGCGAAGGCATGTACCGCACGTTCCTCGCCGCGATGAAAGAGATCAATCCGCTCGTCCGCATTATCGGCTTCACGGCGACTCCGTTCCGCATGAAAGGCGGTCTCATCTGCAAGCCGGAAAACATCCTAAACGAGATCTGTTACGAGGTCGGCATCAAGGAGATGATCCGGCAAGGGTATCTGTCGCCGCTGACATCGAAGGCAGGACGGGCAGAGGCCGACTTGTCGAACGTCCACATCCGCGGCGGCGAATTCATTGCCGATGAAGCCGAAGCCGCGATGGATACCGATTCGCTGGTGCTGTCGGCATGTCATGAGATCGCCGATCTCACGAAAGCCCGCAAGTCTGTGCTGATCTTCGCTACGAGCATCAAGCATTGCGAGCATATCGCCCGGGTGCTGACCGAGTGGACGCATGAGGAATGCGCGGTCGTGACCGGATCGACGCCGGCGATCGAACGCGCGGAAATCCTCGACCGATTCCGCGGGAATGCCGTCTGCGACATGTTCGGCGACGTTGTCAAGAAGCCGCTGAAATATCTCTGCAACGTGAACGTCCTCACCACCGGCTTCGACGCGCCGAACACAGACTGCATCGTGCTGCTTCGCCCGACCAACTCGCCGGGGCTTCTGATTCAGATGGTGGGCCGCGGATTCCGGCTGTCACCGGAAACCGGGAAACGCTCGTGCCTCGTGCTGGACTATGGGGAGAACATTCTTCGGCACGGTCCGATCGACTGCATCCGCGTCCGGGACAAGACAACTGGTCATGGCGAGGCTCCCGCGAAGAAGTGTCCGCAGTGCTATGCTCTCATTCATGCCGCCTATTCCGTCTGCCCGGAGTGCGGCTACGAATTCCCGATCAACCGGCAGAGCAACATTTCCGCGAACGCCTCCAAGGCCGGCATCATCTCCGGCGAGATTACCTACGAAGAATATCCGGTCAAGGAGGTGCAGTATGAGGTTCACTACAAAAAGAATGCTTCTTCGGATGTTCCGGCGACGATGCAGGTCATCTACCGCGTCGGACTGTATCAACGGTACATGGAGTGGGTCTGCCCGGAGCATACCGGGTATGCACGAAAGAAATTCGTGCAGTGGTGGCAAAAGCGGGCGGCCTACGGATGTCCCATCCCGACCACGGCGGGCGATGCCGTCGAACTCGCATCAAACGGCATGCTGGCGAAGCCGGAGAAAATCAAGCTGCGGTTCATCTCGGGGCAGAAATATGGCGAGGTTGTTGACTGCACCATCGGTCAGCGGCCGGAAATCCGGGAGCCCGGCGACGACACGGCGGAGATCAATCGGAGCGGCGGTCTTCATATCGAGCATTTCGACGATGGCTGGGACGACATCCCATTCTAAGAAATAACTGGAAAAAGTCGGAAAAAAGTCTCCCAAAACAAGAAAAAGGCATTAGTGCTGGCGACAACCACAACACATTGAAAGGAGACTGAAATGTCTGACGCAAGCAAAAACGACGCGATCATCAAACTCACGATCGCGCTCACCGGAATCAGCATCGCGACTGTCGCGCTCGACGAGATCGACGCCATGGCCGATGCGACCGCAACGGGCGAGAAACTGCACGAAATCATCCGAGTCGCAAAGGAAAGAATCTCGATGCTGCTGAAAGCGAACGAAATCGCCTAAACCGCAATCCTCGAAGCCCAGGAGAAAAAACATGAACAACTTTCGATTCGTCGACCTCTTTTGCGGTGGGGGCGGGAGCATCACCGGCGCGATTGATGCCTTAAAGGCGGCCGGAATGGCATATGAGGGGCGCGGATATAACCATTGGGATATTGCAATCAAGACTATTCAGTACAATCATCCCGAGGTGATCCCGGATTTCTCCCGCGCCTGCACACCG